TCAAGTGAAACCAAAATTTTTTCCATCTCCAGTGGTGTAGTTTATAGCATTGATTAATAGGTTATCAAATACCCGAACAATTTTTTCAGAATCCAGTGCCGCAAAAATACGATGCTCTGGAAAATGTTTTATAAAAAGACGGTGTTTTTGCTCTGCCAGGGGCACTAACTCCTCCATCAGTGGATCAAGCAGCTCATTCAAACAAATTTGTTGTCGTACTAACGTATTTTTATCATTCATTAGCCTTGTATAGTCAAATAAATCATCAATTAAATTTTTCAATTGCTAAGATTTAGAAAAGGCTATCTTCAACTATTCGTCATACTGTTCTTTTGTCTCATATTTCTCTTCTCTTAATAAACGCAAGTATCCCATAATAGAGGTCAGAGGTGTTCTTAGGTCATGAGAAACGTTTGTAATGAGGTCATTTTTTTTGCTGCTCAACTTTTCTTTCCATGTCAATGCTGGTCATAATTTCTTCTGCCATTTGATTAATGTTATCGGTTAATAACACAATTTCATCCTGCCCTGGACGCTTCATGACCGTGTATGCAATGATTTCGCCATTACATAAATTAAGGACGGGTGATAAATAGCGTTTCTCACCAAATAGATGGAACTCTGTCACGTCTGCTACCCATTTCTCGTTCATTTTTTCCGCTGTAAAATCGCGTTCTAATATGTTTGGGGCAATTTTTCCGACGTTACCTTTATACCAACGATATTTCTTCATGCGGACTTCACACTTTATGCCAATGGCATTCATCAAGCAGTTAATCGTTTTTGAATCATGATGAATACCAAATTTTTTTAGTTCTTTGGTAATCCGACGATAACCATAACGTCCCTTATGTTCATGATAGATGGACTGAATTGCGACTTTCACATCAGCGTATTTATCATGACGATTCAAACGCTTTTCCCAGTAATAATACGTACTACGTGGAATATCAGCGACTTTGATTAATTCCACTACTTCATAGATTTCCTTTAGTTCATAAATTACTTGCACTTTGATTTGATTGGTAATTTTTCTTGCATTTGAACTAAAGTATTCAACTTTTTTAAGTACGCATTCTCCATTTCTAATTGTTTAATTCGTGCTTCTAACGCCTCAACAGATCCTTCAGCTGGTGTTGATTTCGTTGTTCTTTTTGTCTCTTTTTTCATAGATGGATGCCCCTTTTTCTTAGAAACAAGGGCATCATAACCACCAACTTCAAACTTCAACTTCCAATTCCGAATCATGCCAGAAGATGAAATATTGAATAGTGCAGCTGTGCTCTCGAAGATGTACCTGTCTGTTCATATAATTAAGTACATTCATTTTATAGTCAGCTGAATAGTTTGTATAGGACTTTAAGAAAGTCTCTACGCCATTTTTTTGATAACGGCGAACCCATTCGCTGACAACCTGAGCTGTCACACTTATATCTTTCGCAATTTCGATCATAGGTTTATTTCCATTTAAATATCGTTGAACTGCTTGAATACGTTGTTCAACACTTACTTTTGCCATAAAAAAACCCCCGTAAAAGTTAGATTGATGTCTAACTTTTACGGGGCAGTTCAATGAGTACCTGTTTTTTTAAAATTTTGTTTATTAAACTACAGTGATGCATTACATCGTTTAACTATAAATTACATATAAAATCCTTATTGATAGGTCTCTTTTGATAATCCTTTTAAATTTTTTTCCATCCTGTCATTAAAATTACTAACAGAAAGAGACCGACATCATTGCTAGGCTAGTCTTTAATCATATTAAATAACTTTTTAATTTAGTTTTTAGTTACTAATACTTGATCAGCTTTAACCCATTCTGCACCTAAATTGTACCAACCATCTTTGGCGGCATGTACTTTATAAGTTCCTGGTGCTAATTGACGTTTAAGCGCTCCGTTAGGAGTGCTATACGTATTAATAGTAGATGTAACAGTTGCATGGTGATTAGCAATAGTTCCGTAAGCATGGTGAACATAACCAGACCCAACATTATAGAATAGAGTTCCATCAGCTGCATACTCTCTTTGACCATACACTTTGTATTTTCCACCAGCTTCAAGTTGGCCAATAATTTCATAGCCAACGTTTTTGAACACATTTGCCTTCTGAGTAATTGTAATCGTTGCCCAAGTTCCATCATAAGTATGGTAGCTAACTGTTGGCTTGTCCCCGTTTAAATAAGGCATAGGGTCTACCGCCTCTGATTGAGACACCCGTGCTTTTTCATATATTTCAAAGTGCACGTGTTGACCAGTTGAACTCCCACTGTTCCCCATAACACCAATTTTATCACCTTGATTGACAGTTTGACCAACAGAGACACTAATAGATTGTAAATGAGCATAAAGTGTATCATATGTTTTCCCATCAATACTGTGTCGAACTATTACATAGTTTCCATAACCGCCATTACATGTATTACCAATAGAACCATTATTAGAACAACCACCAACGGCTTTGTTAATCACACCCGCAGTAGAAGCGTGTACAGGTACATTAGAGCTGCTATTTGCAATGTCAACTCCATAATGCATTGAACCACTTCTCATGCCATAAAGGCTTGTATAAATACCTTCAGCCGGTTTTATAAATACCTGTTTCATCGAACATCCTCCTTTTTTGAACTTTCAATATTTTAGTAGTATTAGATTGAATAATAAATTTATATTCTGAAAATAATACTGAGTTAATAGATTAAGCCCATTACCAATTAAGTTAATGGGCTTAAATTTTTTAATTTCTTTCCTCTATAACATAGTGATTATTTCTGTACTTGTTTTAAAGTGTTGTTATTCCACTGTTCATTGCTCCTGCTAAGCCTTGAAGGATACGGGATGCACCAGCTTCTGCTTTACCACCAGTATTAGTTGAAACAATGTTATACGGAAGTGCTGCTGAACCTGCTTTGTTTGCAATTGCAGAAGTCAATTTACCAGATGTTACCAGAGTGTGACCACCATACCAAGCTGCTGTGTATAGATAAGCTGTTACTGAAGCTGGATCTCCGTTATGTTCTACTAAAGTATTAAAACTTTCATTAGAGGCTTTAATCTGCCCTGTTGCTGGACTATTTACTGAAACAAAGTGTTGATAAGCTGCTAAAGCATAACCAGATGTTGGAACAGATTCAACCGGATCTGTAGCGTCTGGACTACCAGCCTTAAAGTTTGGAAGACCAATTTCATAAGAACGACCTTCATTTAGAATTTGAGTATTATAGTAATTCATGATTTCTGCTGCTGTTTGTTGACAAACATGAGAACTTAAAGCTACTGCATTTTTGAATTGAGGTATTTTTGTAGTGTCACCTAATTCTGCAATTCGATAAGCACGAGCCGCAAGGTTAAGACCCCAGATAACGAATGCGTTGTAGCCAGATGATGGGAAATACCCTCGTATTTGGTCGATATCACTCCCTGTACCATTATCACCCGCACGGCCTGCACCGATATTTACACAAAGTTCAGTTAAACCGTTGTTTCCACGAGAATTACCGTATGATTCACGTAGACGTGTACACATTTGTGTGAACCAAGCGCTCAAGTCAGAATAGATTGCATTACCAGCACCGTTAATAGCAGCATTGATAAAGTGAACGGCACCTAAACCAAGAGTTACACCATTAAGTCCTGTTTTAGCATGTTTGGTACCAACTAATGACCCAGTACTAACTGTTAAACCATTTCCATTTGCTAGACGTACATTTTTATAGCTATTTAGACCAGTAAAAGTAGTGTAGGACTTGCTAACGTAACCAGTAAGTGCTGAACGTAATTCTGTTTGAGTTACTGGACGAGATGAATCAGCTTGTGTATACGAAGCCATATCAGCATCTTTTGCAAGAGCTAACGCTGCATAAGCACCTAAAGCTAAAATTGGATTTTCTGGACCTTCCTGAGATGGATTGGCTGGGTTAATGAATGATTTGTAGTTGATTAAAATACGGTGAATACGAGTTAAGATTTGACCACGAACTGTCGCAGAAGATGCGTTAGAGTAAAGAGATGTCAAGAATAGTAATTGACTGCCAGCACGTTGACGTTTGACTGGTACTGATTTATCAGTTGTACCAAAAATATCATGGAAGTTAGTTTTAGAGCCTGAATCTGCTGCCAAACGTACTGCACCATCTCCCATAATATTTGTAAAGATTTTTTCTGCTTCTGTTTTGACTGTAAATGCCAAAGATATCATCCCCTTATGTTTTTATAAAAAGCTCCCTTTATTAAGAACATTTGTTCTTGTTTTAATTATAGAACAAACGTTCTTATTTTACAAGGTAATTTATACATTTAAAGTAAAATAAAAGAAAAAATACGATTGCAGCTTGTATATAAGAATTTCATAATAAAAAACAAAAAACCTAGGCTCAAAATTTGAGTACACGGTCTTTTTAAATTCTTACTCTTATTTATATAGTTTGTTTGTTTTTGAATTGGTCCTTGTAATTCTAATTTTGCAATTTCTTATCCTCATTAAACCATTCACAGTGTTTTATTATTTCGAAATACTTCATATGATATACAGTCTCTCATCAAATCCAAATTGGAAACCATAACACCTCATATTTCAAAAATAAGGATTCATACGCCCTTTTGCAATTAAGGTAACAGGCTTCTGCTATTAAGTGTTCCGTTGTGTAATGATGATTTTTAATCCTTCAAAATCTCCGCCAGTTAATATACCTGCATCGAATTTATCTAGCCATGATTTGTCTATTAATTTCTTGTCTACTGTTTGTTTAATTAAATCACGTACTGCAGCTTTTGTTGTCTCATTTGTAAATTTCATACAATCATCATCCTTTTCCATTTGTTGTGGTATATTCATACCATTTAAAATATCCTTTTTAAATTGCCCCTCTGATATCCCCATGCTCATCAAATATGAAAATGGATCTCGATGTGTCGTACCCTTTAAATGATCTGTGATCCAGCGGTGTGACTTAATACCATTGCCGCTACCATCAAGAATAGTAGGGATTCCAGCATCTTTTGCAAGCTCCCTTAATAGCCAAATATAAGCGGCATAATCTCTTTTAAACTGTTCCTTATTATTCGTTCGAGCTAGTTCTACTTGAGCATAGCTAAATGGGTTACCTTTCGGACCACAACCATATTGCACACGATTAACGGGTGCAATTTGTACAATACGTCCTCCACCGCCTACCCAATGGGAAGTGAAGGCATTTGCTTTGTTACGATTCATATAGGTTATTTCATTTTCTAAAGCGTTCGGGCCACAATTATTTGGATTGCCCGATTCATGGGCAATTACGTATTTGATCGCAGTTAAAGCATGGCTTGGTAGTCCTGACATAAAGCGTTTTTCAATGACATAACTCATTTTCCATTACCCTCTTTATGTGAGTATTGTTTATATAATTGATTGCTAAAAACAGCAGCTCCACTTACAAGCACCCCTTGTACAATACTTTGCATAGTGATACCCATAACGCCGATTGTAAACGTAATCCCAAATACCAATAAAATATAGGGAATTAACCAGTCTTGCATTTTAGGTGTATTCTTTAAAGCCTGTCCAATAACTAATAAAACGGGCACTACAATTAGCGCCTGTTCAATAATATAATCATATAAAAATTCCATAGTATGATCCCCCTAGTAGGTTTTGATAACAAGTGTTAACAATCCTAAAATAACAGCGCCTATAATAGTTGTAGATACCCACCAAACGATTTTATCAATTTTGTTTAATCGATGGTGAGCATTTTTAGTACTCGCTAATGCTTCCTCTGCGATATCCTTAGCGTTATCCGCAGTTTGACGAATATCTCTAATATCATCAATTTTTGCCTCGATACCGCCAAGACGTTCATAAATATTTCTGATTAATTCATCTCCCATGACATCCATCCATTTCTCTTTAGATTCAAATAAAAAGCTATGAAAAGCATCGAGATTCAGTAGTTCATCTCGATTGCTTTCATAGCTAAAAAAATACATAAAAAATAACGCTAGCTTATGCTGCGTCTACTTGTTTTCGTTATCGAGTAATGCTTGAACGGCTTCTCGCCATAATAACGGCACTTGGTCAACTGTTCGCAAGTTCATTTTAATTAAATCCCAATACAATTTAGCCATTATAAAACCTCCTTAGATGCTATTAATTCCGCCACTTCTGCAATAGCTAATTGATTTTCTATTTTGTCTTGCTGTTGTGCCTCCGCTGATTCAGCTATAGCTAGTTTTAATTCTTTATTTTCTGCTTTTACGGCAGCTAGCTCTTCTTTTAGTATTTCCATTTCAGTCTTCGGTATTACTTCGTATTCATACCACTGTTCTCCAGTTTGGGGATTGACGAAATGCATTGCCATTTTACCGTTAGATTCTGGCTGGGGGATAGACTCGACAAATACCCCGCCCATCTTCTCAATCGCTTCTTTTGACATTAAATTTCCATTCTCATCTTTAATTCCGTATACTGGATCAAACGGAATGTAGTTTGTACCCACAACCGCTGCTTTCCCTTCTGATACTTCTTGTGTCCATAATAAAATCATTTAAAAATCCTCCTTATTTTAAGGATACATACCAATCCCATTTTCTTATAATTCCATACGACCATGTTCCTTGACTTTGTGACATTATTACACTGTCAAATAATGGTTCATAGGTTAATGCCTGAATATGTTCGATATACGCATTTCGACTTTGTGATAAAATCTGATTCCATACTATCTGTAGATTTTTGTTGAGTCTGCCGATTATGTTATAGTTCATGTTTGATATGGTTGTACTATCGACTTCCCGCCAATAAAAACCAGCGCCTGTCCCAAAGTATGCGCCACCGTTACCGTCAGTGCATAAATTTAATGGGTACGAATATTGTTCTCCTATTAAATTGTTTATCGCTATAGCACTTCCTGCGGCGCCAGAAGATGATATAACACGTATAAGGTTTTCGTTTCTATACGGAGTATAACTAGAGTTACCTCCGCCATATGATACCATTATACTTCCATCTGATAACTCTATAACGTTTTTCATACTTGATATATATACGCTCACAGCGCTGTGAATAGTATATAATGCTACCGTCCATAGAGTCGCTCCATTGCTAGCTTGTATTTTGACTACACTATAACCACCATATCCAGTAGCAATAACAATATTGTTATCGGATAACAGTCTCATGTCGACAACATCCGCGTTGTTATCTACTGGTTTCGTCCATATTAAACTCCCATATCGATTATATTTTCGTATTTCACGTTTATCACCGCCGACACTTTGGTATACATTAATTGCAACATATACGTCCCCTGTATTCGTAATAGCCACTCTGTTAGCTATACCGCTATTTCCTAAAGGTATAACTGCAAGTTGCGTCAGGTCCAAATTATATATAAAGACGTTTCTACCTGAGTAAAAAGAAAGAAAATCACCATTAACAGTTACACCACTAGGAATTGGTCTATTAGGATCGGATAATGTTATTTTGTTTACTAACGACCCAGTTGGTGAATATTTTGCCAAAGTGGTAACACTACTATCACGATTATCTGGATTAGTAATCATGTAAACATTTCCGTCTTTGTCTACTCCTGTTGGAAAAGCACCACCGTAATTTACTGGTGCCGCGATCCATTGTGACCTATAACCTGCAGTTACTTTAGACGTTGGTATTTTCTCGCCACTGTTATACACTTTTAGTGTACCGACTTGTTCACCTTCATCATTTGTAAACGTCTTATCTTTTACAACATCCTCGGGTTTGGCTGTTCCTACACCTCCTTCACCCTGTAAGATAAAAGCCCCTGCACGATAACGAACTGTATATACTCCGTTAGCCTTTGCATTACTAAATGCGGTGCCATTCGCTTTTTTTATAGGAATAGCACCTAATCCATTTATATTTAATGTCATTGCTGCTGTACTGTTTGCGTTAACTGGAAATGATACAGCTAAACCATGTTTATAGCTTTCAATGTCAGGATCATTTGCAGTTAAGGCGTTCGCTGTGCCTCCAACTGTTTCCAGCCATTTAACAGAATCAGTCGGGCTGACAGTTGGAATTATATCCTCAATACGTTTCATTTCCGTATCAATCTTATCAAGATTGGCGTTAACCACATTTACATTATAAAATTCATCTTCATTATCCTTTTTAAAACCATAATTAGCTGTTTCAGTGGACATTACGATAACACTTCCTCTCTCAGTTGTTTATGTGTATAGGCGGCCAATTGAGCGTGTGTAAAGCGCGCCAGTGCACTATGTTGGATGTATCTGATTTCCACATATACCAACATGTTTTGTGGTGTTACTCGCTCTAGTAATACCTCGACAATTTCAAATTCTCGAGACACGGTTAGCTCTAACTTTACTCGTACCCACTTTTCAGATGTGCTGCGAGTAAGCTCATATTTTCCCTCCCCTAGTAGGCTATCAAGTAGCTGTTTCAGAACGGGAAAACTATAGGGTGCTTGTTCTTGATATCTTGATAAAATGCGGAAACGACGGGTTTCAAGTGTTTCAGATTCATTAGTCATTAAACCAAGCATTTTCTCGTAACGATCGGCACCACGTTCATCTAGGGTTAGGATAAATTGATTATTAAACAACGATTCGGTTAGTTCCCATACTCTCTCTATCGATGGATTTTCAAGTGATGCAATCTTTTGAAGTTCCTTAATTTCGTGAAGGATAGGAGGGAGATAGCTTAAAATATCTGCTTTTCTAGCCACTTATAGTCCCCCTCTTTGGTATCGCTTCTTTATCAAGTTCAAGGTTGCTTGCCTTGCCATTTAATATTGTGTTAGCTATATCGATGACTCCATTAATACCAAGAATACGTGTTTCAATTTGACTTATCCGAATAATCAACCCTGTTTCATCTTCTTGTTTTGTAACTGCTGATGCCCAAAGTTCCCCGAGCTCCTTAAAGTATCCATCAATTACCTCTTGGATGGCATTCTCTATATCTTCAAAAAACCAACCAGATTGTAGGGTAATTGTTGTAATGATATTCACTATCGTTTCATTGACAGCGGTGATAGTAACGTTGTGATCAATCGGAGCAAGTCCAACTCCGTCACCTTGCGCATCTAATGGATCCATCAACTGTTGTACTAACCCAACTAATTCATTGGATGGTTTAGCAAAAGTGGAATCAATAATCGTAACGCCAACAGTGCCACCTCCATATTTTGCTCGGTAGATACGCGCACCTCCAACCCCAGGTATATGTCCAACTCGCTCTTTGTAATCGGCGCGATTCCCTCCAAACGAAATGCTTTCAAAGCTATTGAAATAACGCGATCTAAAAGCCTCTGTATCTTCTTCGTTCTCTCCTGGAATCAACAAATCCGTTAACTGTGCTGTCTCAAGACCTGCCATGTAATCAATTGGTATTAGTTGTCCTGTCTCGAAATTTCCAATCTCACCTACGGTTTCACACTCCAGCTTAAAAATACCTTTTTCAATTTTTTCAAGGACTACGTAGTTACATTCTTCCTGCGAAAAACGTGCACCTAAGGGAACATCGATATTGAATACTCCCTTGCGTATAGCTTTCGTTGCAGGCGTTGGACTAAGCCCCCGTTCAGCTGCTCGTCTTATTAAATTTTGTCGTGATGCCGTATCTGCGAACATTTGATTTTCATAGTTCAGCAATGTAAAAAGAATTTGAGCTGTCTCGGCAGTATTAGCAGCTGTTGCCTGATAAATCAAAGATGTCTCCCGTTTATCCTGTGTGGGTACATTAGAAAGTTTTTGAACTAATAAATCCTCATAGGAGGTTTTTAAATCGAAAAGTGCTACCATTAATAATCCACCTCTTTCTCTGCAGTGATTTCACCAAAAATGGTGTGGGCTACGTATTGAACATGCACTTTATTTTTAGTGATTGTTACTTCAAAAGAATCGACTTCCGTAATGCGATCATCCTGTAATAAAGCGTCTTGGATGCGTTGTTTTACTTCGCTGGCGACATATACTGTTGGCTGGCCGATCAAATCATTGGTTTCAAAACCTGTGTTCCAACTATAAATTAAATGATTGTATCGCTCGATATTAAGCATAAAAAAAATCGCCTGTTTCATGGCCTCTAGTTCATCAATGGTGCCATAACAGCGATCTAATTCCTTATTTATTTTAAATGTCTTAGAAGGTTCAATTTCTTCCTCAAAATCGAATGTCAGTCCATCATTTATGACCTGTGGAATCATCAAATCACCTCTTTGTCTATGATTAAATAATGTTGACCACCATGCACGCGGATCATCGTCACCTTGTCACCCGTAATTAAGCCATTATAGACTTTGTATATATGCTCTGCTCCACCAGCCACACCCATCTCTACTTCATAATCCATTACAGCACGGGTGAGCTTCAATTGTTCTCCTTTTAAAATCAATTTCTGATCAATTTGTACTTCTAGCGGATTTACACTTAATACATTGCCATAAATAACCGTAGCGAGCTTTTGGGCATTCAGAACTCCCAACACAAGTTTTTGAATTTCTTTTAATATATCCTCCATACTACGCAATGAAATCACCGCCAATCAGCGATAAATCCATACTATAATTAGATTCTTTGAAGGTATGCCTCACACTTTCAACCATCATGAAATTAGCCACTGATAAGTCACCAACATCCAACAGTACCGCTACCTGACTACCACCACGTACAATTGGATTACCAAATACTTTATTTATGTGTAGCTTTCTCGATTTACGATTATAAAAATTAAGCATGCTTTCTGCTTTAGCTTTGCCGTTTACTCCTTCATCGAACTTATCTGTTAACTGAAGTACACCCCATTCAGTCATTCTGCTTTCACTTTCGGCCATGAAAGTAGCACGTTCACCTGTTTCTTTATTTTCACGTACTAACTTGATTTTGTTGTACGTATTTTCATCAATGGATGAAGTGTATTCAAACGACTCACCTGATTCTTCATCTATCAGTAAATCTGTTTGAAGTGTCTTAGCTTCACGTAAATTCAAAGCTCCAAAGTCATCATAGAGCACAAATAGCCTTTGAGTATTGAGAGTCGTTTCAGCCAAGGCATTAGCCATAACCGTGAACAGTTCTTGATTATCTTCAACCATACAAGGTAGTACATACTTTGTATTATCTATAGTACCAGTCTTTAACTTAAAGTTCTTTGCAATTAATTGAAGTACTTGAGTAGCTGTTCTATTCTCATACCTATAGGTTTCTTTATTTTTAAAGTAGCGCAACTGATCGTAACAAGTAACAGTAATGATCCTGTTATTCGAACGTTTCTTAGTAAAAACAAAACCTTTGAAAATCTTGTGTCCATCATATTCAAATATGACTTCATCACCCTCATGAAAGCTGAGCATACCATCCTTTATTACATTGAATGTCAATTTTCCTGGAGTGCCTTTTCGATGGGTTTCCCACACTATACCTTCCTCTACGGCACATTCATATAGTTGCCCCTTACTCTTGATACATAGTTTTGATTTAGCCAAGTTTTATCACCTGCCCAGGTTTAATAACGTTTGGATTACTAATATTATTAATTTTTGCTAACTCGGTGTATTTAGAGCCATCACCTAAGTACTTCTTAGCAATGGCCCACAATGTTTCTCCTGCTTTAACAGTATGCGTTTTCGGGGTTTCTTTTCCTGTAGTTGGCCGCTTCTGCTCTACTACAGCTTTCGATACGGTCTTTGCTGAACTTCCTGCATTATTAGCTTTTGTAGCTGGTTTCAAGTTGATTTTTTTATTGCCGTACTCCCTGTATTGCTTTAACTGGATTCGTACAATTACATCAAAGCCATTATCGGCTGATTCCTTAATCTCATAATCCTCAATCGATACAGTCATGTTTGTGTCAAATAATAAATTACCTGTAGGCAACATACGATTTACGAGAAATCGAAAAGGTTTGTCAGAGATTTTTAATTTTTTAAGTTTACTAAGGTAAAATGCAGCTGGTTGAAAACCATTCGGATAAACAGCAAATGGGTAGTTAACGTTGGGCAGTAATACCTCAAACTCTATATTCGTTAGTCCTGTTTTTTTTATTACATTTACTTCTCCCTCATTCATTAACACTACAGTTTCGTTTCTGCCATTAATCTTCAGAGCGAGTTCGGAAGGTGCGATTGGAAACTGTAAGTCATCTAGAAAAAAATTATACATCTTCGATTGAACCCCCTTCTGCTAGCATTCCTGAAACTTCTTCAACACGTTGACCAAATCTATCAATAATGCCATCAATATCTAATTCACTGCTAATTCGGTTTTCATTTTTCATATCTACTTTGATTTCTGCCGTCGTATAACGATTGATTGCTTCACGTTCAGCTATATCACGGAGATACTTTAAATCCTCATTCATTATTTTAATACCTTCCGTTGCCCTCTCGGTATTGTCCGCTGTTTTCATACCTAACTCATTACCTTTATCGAGTTTGTCACCTAAAGCTAACGCATTATCAATGTCATTTTTTATCTTGTCATCTTTAATATTATTGCTTTTTTCTTCACCCGATTTGAATAGGTTGGCCCCCCAATCGTAGCCTTTATCCCAAGACTTACCAAGGTCCTTAAATTCCATTTTTGGTGCTTCCCAATAATCATCAGGAGCTTCGCCAATCCAGTTATCCAAAACTCCTCTAAGACCTTTTAGATCACTTGTAATGGACTCTCGGTGACTATACTCTGTACCCATTTTTAAACCTACAGAAGATGAAATATTCTCTGGTAATAGATTCACAAACCAATTCCAAGCTTGTATCGCCAAGTTAACTGCGTCAACAATAGCATTAACAAAGCTTGTAGCAAATCCATCCCATCCACTTATCATTGAAATAATTAAATCTAACATATTAGTTGCTAGATTATAAAATAATTTCTTTACCGAATACATCGGATTTTTCCATACATTTACAAAGAATTCCACAAAAGAGGCCCACAAATTCCACATATAGGCTACTCTATTATAAATCGATGATCCTAACACCATGAATGCCCCAGCTATTATTCCTGTAGCACTAACCGAGGTCCCAGCAAAATAATTGAAAGCAGCTACCGCTAAATAGAAAAGACCAATAAGAATGACAATGGCTATTACTAAAATAAATATTGGATTGGCTGCTATCGCTGCATTTAAGCCCCATGCTGCAGCTGTTGCCGCTGATGTTGCAGAGACACTCGTCCATGTAGTCGCCGTTAATAATCCAATCGCAAGCGTTCTTAGACCAGTCCAAATTGTACTGGCTATTTCAGCTGCTTTTACTAGTAGTAAAGCAGACTCATATACTAACATTGCTGCTGCAACAGTACTTATTATAGGAACTATAAATGACCAACTATCCTTTAAACTTCCATCAGGTATAAGAAAATTCAATGTACTGGAGACAACTGAAGATAATTTCTCCATAGCAATGGTCACATTTTGCATGAGCTCCTTAAATGGATCGCTTTTTGCAATTTCACTTAATTTCACTAAGATACCATCAATAGCCATCCCAAGCACAGCATTCCTTATACTATTTGCAGAAATCTTACCACTACTTCCTATTTCTCTGATTTTATCAATTAATACACTAAGGTAATTCGTAGTATTTTGGGCACCACTTGACGTAGTCTGTAATACGGCGTTTAAACCTTCGCCTTGAAGGCTTCCACTTCCCATTGCTTGTGTAAATGGTTGCTCGGTTGTTTGTAAATCATTATTGATTAACCTAGATGTGGTATTAGTCTCGTTGGACAAGAGTACTCTCCCAACTACTTGAAAATCAAAATATTTACCTACTAACTCCTTAACTTTATTTAATAACCCACTAACTGCAATAGTTCCATCCCTAATGTTGTTGCTAAAATTTTGTAGAGCATGATCAGCCTTACGAATTTCGTTTTCAACTTTGTTAAATTGCTCAGCAGTTTTAGCTAATTCTCTTTGAGCTAGTTGAACACTAGAGATATCCATCATTTGACCAGAAGCTGCATGCATAGCTTCCAACTGATTGACCATCCTGGAAACCATATTATGCATGGCTTTAATTGGTTTACTTAAACGATCTTCAACTTGTATTGCCGTACGGATTGTAGCCATGAACTCTCACCTCTTTATAAAAAAAAGCATCCTTCTCAAAGGATACTTTTTTGGCTATGTTTAATAGTTTGAACTTTAACTCTCCCTATTCACAAGTAAAGCTATACGTTTTATGACATTTCCAACTATATATTATCCAGCATAGTTGAATTTGCAAGACTCCAAAATTGACAAAAATTAAATGAATAAATGTCTCTTTTTACACGATCATTTATTTAAAGATACGTATTTAGGAAAGCCATTTAGGCTAATTAGCTACTTTCTAACGCTTTCGACCTTTTTTAGACCCTCGTTTTGCCTCGCGTTCTTGCTTCTTATCTTCTTCGATTTTGATCCGTAGAGACGCTATAATACAAGCTTTATCTGCCAAGGATAGAGACACATATTCAGACGGAAGGCGACGCATTTTATGCACCCACCAGTGCATTATATTAGCTTCACCATCACCGTCGTCTATTAGTTTTTTATTTCTTCAACCATATCCTCTAACTCCGCTTGATAGCCATTGACTTCCTGTGCTACCGCTGAGGCATCTGCAATTTCACCGATTGTCAGCATCTTTCCAAGTAAAGCATCTGCCCCCATTACGTTATAAGAATCCTGTAGCTCCTTATCATTTAAATTAGGATATACAATAGATTCAACAGTTAATAAACGTTGGTATTTAAAATGATCAAAATCAGTATTATACTGCCCCTTTCTCTTACCTTGCATGATCATAGAGCGCTTAGTAGATTCAGATTTTAATTCCTCGTCCCGTTCTGGCGAAATTGGCGCGAACTCCCATTCAATTGGATGACCTTGTTCATCCACAAATTTCTTTGAAATAGCATGCTTAATATTTTCATTTTGTTTTTTATTGTGTGCAAAAAATGCGGTTAAGTTTGACATAATTAATCACCATATCCTTTTTATTTATATTTAAAAGAGCTCACATAATGAGCTCTCATCCTATAACATTTCTTGTAAAGTTGTAAATTCTTCTGGCATATCCCAATCCTCGAAAGTGAAATCAATGGAATCTTCTAAGTACTCCGCATCTGCATCTAATGCAGCGATGATACCTCCATCCATATTACAATCAACTAAAATAGTTGTTTGGCGACCTACTGACGCTGAGCCATCTTCATTAGTCACTTGGATATCAAAATAAATATCCTGCCCAGTGTCTTTGTATCGCTTTAATAACTTACGGAATATTGACGTATTAAAGTGGAATGTAGCGCTGCCTGTATATTCTGCTCCAGTCGCCTTATTACCCTTAGCTACACGCCCCATAATAGGAACTTGCGTTTTAGTTTTATCCATACGGGCTTCTAAATTAATTAATTGAGCAAATAAGTAACGACTTCCTTCCACCGTCACGTATGCTCGACCTTGTGCACCATGAATGGCATTACGAGCATGCATTGTAGCATCTGCAAAATACTGTAAATTCAATGGAATTAATGTTTTGTTTGATTTCGGTTTCATCTGTTTGTCCTCCCCTTAAGCTACTGTTGTTGTGATGTAAAGTTGTGACATTGCAACCGTAGGAATCACGACTTCATTTACTACAACAGCTTTCTTTGAATTACCTTGCGCCACCGTTAGTTCATCTTTGTTGTAATTTTGGATAGCTCTAATACGCTGCATTTCCTTTCGATGACTACCAATGTCATTCCATAAAGAAATACGACCATCTTGATCATTTGGCACCTGACCTAAATAACGAGTGTTAAATAATTGAGCTGTATCAATCGCAAGCTGATCTAGTACACGAATGACTTGATTCATACTGAAATCTTCATTTTTATCAGCTGTGAATGATGTAAATGTATTCACATCTTCAAGTACGCGAATTTCTTCACCTACACGATGGAAAACATATTTACCAGCATTCAATAAAGTTGTGAGCTGTGATTGTGTCTTTGTTTCAGACATATCAAGAGTAAATTCACCACTGTATGTTTTATTAGTATTCGACTTATTTACAGCAACTCCAGCCTGTGCTCCAGTTGCCCAATATACAGCACCGAACACTTCTTCATTCGTTCCTTTAGCATCATTTTGTACATCGATAATACCTTCATGGTCAGTGAGGCCAAGTTTATGACCTACAAGTTGGAACTTACCACCTATTTGGTCTCGAATACGCTTTGTATACTCAACATACAACGATTTAATTGAGCTTTCGGAAGATAAGCAGCCTAGTGTATTAATACCATATGCTTCTAAAGCATCTAGTGCCTCTTGGTGTGCTCCACCTGTAATGGCTAAGCCATTGGAACCTCCAGCTAATGCTGTACCAGCTGTAGCTGCTAATGTCGCATTCGCTTTAAATACGACAAAATCATTGGCGATTAAGTCTGTAGCAGCAGCTACCGCAATTTGCTCGTCTACTAACACATTAGCTAGCAATGTTTTAACATCGAATTTCGATGGCTCATCAACATTTGCCTGAATAACAATCGTAATATCATTCCCTCGAGCACCTTTGTATTTAGCGGTTGCAAATTCATTTGTTGCTGCCTCTGCCTCCAAAGCAAGTTTGTAAAAATAAACCGTAATCGCATTTTTAAATACATCACGGATACCTTTCAATTTTGAGTCCATATACTCATAACCAAAAATTTTGCGAGAATCCTTTCGTAAATCCTCTTCCGTTACAGCAAATACTTCACCATCTACGCCCCAGTCAAGTGCAATTGGCAAACCAACATAACCACGATTGCTTAGATTTACAAATGCACGAGTAGCGCTAATAAAATTATGATATTTCCCTGGTAATACTTTGTTTTGTGATAAAAATACTCCTCCACCTAACGTCATATTAATTACCTCCCTTATCGAAATTTTTCAGTATTTCATCCACTTGAGCGAACGAATAGGTTTTTCCTAACTCTAACAATGCATTGAGTGCATCACGTCGATATTTATATTTTTGACTTTTCGCAAGTTGACCTTTTGTAAATTTAGGCATTTTTGCAATAATCACTTTTTCGTTATTTTTACTTTCCGTCGACTCAACCTTCTTCTGAATTGCTTTCGCCAATCGAAACCACCTCTTCTTTGTTTATATAATGATCTAATGACCCCATAAAAGCTTTCTCTTCAATTTCTTGTAAAAAGAAATTATATTGAATAAAATTATTGCCAATTCCTTCAATTACTTCACTAGTTGCTCCGGTACCAAGCAGTAGTAAACCATTTAATAGCGTTATTTCTTTTATTGCTTGTTGAACCTTCAAAGTCATATTAGACGCCTCAGATAGGCCATTTTTCGGGAAATACTTCACATTAAAACGTGCTGTTATTTTCCATCGACCACCTATTTGTCGGATATGCTCTAGGCTTAAAAATTGAATTAAAAAAGCAGGCGTATTAAACTCCTGCGGCAAATCATCAATATATTCTTTATATTCCGCTCCGAAAGCTTCATGGAGCTTAATAGATAACGCGTTTTGAATATCATAGATTTCCACGAAAAGCCTCCTTCAACTAATTTAATAAACAAATGGATATAGCATTATATACATACGAATCACTCACTTTCAGATTTTGATTGTCGACTCATCAAATGGTTCAAACCTTAACCGTCAATCGCTTATTCTTCTCCAATTAAAAAACGCCTTCCCTATACCGAATAGGAAAGCGTCATTTCACTTGAATGTTAGCCATTTCTCATAGCTTCCTTTGTAATTGATTGCTTGGAATAGGTGTGATGAGATTTCTGTAGCCGCTCCTCTTGCCTATTTAGCTCCTACAAATCTTTACTGAAACCACCCCTTTTTTCCCTTTATTTCCATCGAGATAAGATATCTAATCTCTTGAAAAATAAGGATTGGTATTTTTATGCCTCAAACAGATTTATGAGGCATATTGATCGGTCGACGGTTTCGCTTCCTGTTCATTTATTATTTTTACCTCGTCGTCCTACTTCCAAGTTTACACTATCAATTACTTAAAATGATATGTTTGGAACGTTTGGAACATCTGTCACACTTGGAACATATGGCAAGTAAAATGTAATACCTTATTAACCAATTCTTCTACATTTAGATAATTAAGAACTTCTGGGTCATTCTATTTGTTTTAATATTGCACTTCACTCTCCAGTGGATACTAGTATTAAATAGCTGATACTAAATGATCTTCTTGATGGAAACAAAATAACAGCTCTTCATTTCTGTTAGCCCCAGAAAAACTCTCCAACTATTTAAAGATTCATACACAAAAAAAGAAGTAACCCAAAGGTTACCTCAGCATCATATCTAAAATTCTTTCACGCACACGTTGTACACTAGTATGACTCATATTTAGATTTGCACCAATCCCGCGGAATGACATACCTTCTAGTAACCAGAAAAGTACTTCCTGTTCGAGGTCGCCAGTTACTTTGCCAGCTAAATTTTGAACTAATAGTAGCTCATCTTTAATCTTGTTCATACGCTCCTCACGTAAAGCTCTCATTTGAACATGTGCATGAACTGGGTCACTTGTTCTTCCAATAGCTTTTGGCATTGCTGCCTCAAAGCCATACTTTGCTGTAGATGCTGTAGCTGTTAATGAATCTAGTTCATCCTTCATTCTCAAGTATTTGCTCATATTATCATTGTATTTTTTAATGGCCTTGTCTAGCTGGTAACGATTTAGTTTTATTTTCTCTATTATCAAAGTTTTGCCCTCCTATGTATCCTTACAATTCTCTCAGCCCTATCATTAAACCACTGACCGTTACAACGGAAGCATTTACATTGTGCTAAATGAAAATTGTTGCCGCTTATTTTTCTCCTTTTCTTTCCTTGGTCTTTATGTGCTCATCACTCGTTATTAAATCTGTTCTCCAGTTTGCTTATTAGAATAGTAAGTCTGCCTTCGTACCCTCAATTAGAAATAGTCATTTCAACAATTGGAGCGATGTAATCAGATAGTTAAAAACTGGAAATAGATTCATAAATGGTTTTCCATTCGGATTCTTATATACACAACATTTTGTTGTTTTATTGCGTAAAAAATTTTGATCAATCTCATTTCAAATAGTAAGCAATTGCTAATGCTACTTCTAATGATGGTGTGCGTACTCCTTATTCAATCATTCCATACTAGCTCTTACTAATAATGATACCAATTGATTCCTCAAGTTTTTCTACTACTTTTTTTGTGAGCAGTTATTCAGTTTTCTAGAATTATTAAGTATTAACCGATGATTTGTTGTTTTCAAAATTATACCCCCAACATTTTGTTGTCTTTATAATACCCAACAAATTGTTGTTAGTCAAATAAAAACTAGACATTTTGTTGTTTTTTGTTTTTAATTAACTAATAACCCAACAAATTGTTGTATAATAACAATACATATTTAAGCGAGGTGTAATCATGTCCAATGTATCGCAAAGGCTTAAAGACTTAAGAAAAGAAGCAAAATTAACACAAGCAGATGTTGCCAAATTTTTAAATATTTCGGAAAGTGCGTACGGCTATTATGAACAAGGCCGCAATGAAATTTCCATAGGAAGTGTTCAAAAGTTAGCTGAAAAATACGATGTAAGTGTAGCGTATATATTATGTGAAACAGATGAAAAACAGCCGTTAGATAAAGAAGAGGCTGCTTTCCAAGCATTTGCGAACGATCCAGAATTGCAGGTCTTTTATAAAGAGCTTCCTAAATCAGATGAAGAAACGGTACGTCGTTTACGTGACATTTGGGAAATTATCAAACATGAAAAGAAATAATATGTATATTTTTAGCCCTTCTTCCTAGAAGTGGGGTTTTATTGTAAACTAAATAAGAACATACGTTTCACTACATGGAGTTTGGGGATGATTTTATGTCAAATACTACATACACTGAAGATTATATTGAAAGCCTTTATACAAAAATAGGAATTTTATTACCACATCAGCTAGATGTCAATGAAATTGCTGGCAAGTTAGGCATATTAATATATTTCTGGGATAATCCCAGCCAAGTTTTGTTTTTAGGTGGAAGAGCTTATATTTTTTTAAATCAAGATCTATCACCTAAACAGCTATGGCAGGATTTTTGCCATGAGCTTTGTCATGTTTTATTACATAGTGGTAGCCAGGAAAAAATGCCCTACTCATGGATTGAGTATCAAGAGTGGAAGGCCAATAATTTTATGGTACAAGCATGTGTACCAACATTTATGCTAAACAACATAACCTTGCCAGGGACTGAGGATAAAGCCATTCAATTAATTCAAGAACTATTCAATGTTGAATGGGATTTTGCTTATAAAAGATTAGAACAGTATAAAAACAATAAATTTATGCATGAATTAGATGCAAAAGCAGAAAAAATGTACTGA